TGATATGAGAAAATGGGTTATTCAAAATTTAGATAAAGAACCATCTCACTTGTTTAGAACGATCTACGATCTATTGTATGAGAATTTAGATACAAAATCTATTCCTCAAGCCATATTAATTATTGCTGGATATCAATATAAAGCAGCCTTTGTTGCCGACCAAGAAATCAATATGGTCGCTTGTTTAACAGAAATTATGGCAAGTTGTAAGTTTAAATAATGGCATACGAGTTAAAAGATTATTTGAACGCAATTAATTTTGACAAGAAACCATTACTGGATAGTGATGATGAAACTTGGGCAAAAAAGTATCCTCCCTTTATAATCAATAAGTGTCTATCTATGTTTTATGATTGTATAGCACAAGCAAATGAGATGAATGGCTATCACTTTTTAGATAAGAAACTACAATTTCACTTTTACATAAATAGTATAAGAAAAAGAAAGCGATTTGGTGGCAAGTGGCTATCACAAGCCAAATTGAAAAATTTAGAGTATGTAAAAGAGTATTATGGTTATAGTAATGAAAAAGCTAAACAGGCACTCAACATACTAACAGAACAACAAATTGAAGAAATAAAAGAGACCTTGAATAAAGGTGGGAGAACAAAGAGATGAGTGAAGAAATACAATGGTCGCCTGATAGTATGCTTGAAGTAACTATAAAACAACCAGACGACTTCTTAAAAATTAGAGAAACCTTAACACGTATCGGTGTTGCTAGTCGTAAAGATAAAACACTTTATCAATCGTGTCACATTTTACACAAACAAGGTAAATACTTTATAACACACTTTAAAGAATTATTTGCTTTAGACGGCAAGAAAGCTACTTTAGTAGAGAATGATATACAAAGACGAAACACAATTGCTATCTTATTACAAGATTGGAATTTAATTGACATTGTAAATAAATCTCAAGCTGAAAACAAAGCACCTTTAAGTCAAATTAAAGTATTACCTTTTAAAGAAAAAAAAGAATGGAACTTACTAGCAAAATATAATATTGGTAAAAAAGTAGAAAATAAAGAAGACGTTACAGATGAGAAATAAATGCAAGTTCCTAAATTTAGAGAATATATAACTGAACAAGACGTTGAGCGTAAAGATAAACCTATCACGGTTGCGGTCATTACAAAGTCTAATCCAAATGTTAAAAAACAAAAAGCTGGTGAAACACCTAAAAAAGAACTTACTGTTGCTTTAATTCAAAAGGCGTGTAAGAAAAAAGGTTTTGAGTGTATTGTTATTAATACAAAACACGCTATCATCACAGGTAAAGACGAAGAAAAAAATACTTTAACTGTTTATAATTATGATGGTAAAGATAATGAACACACTTTTATAGGTAAAGACACTGTTTGTATTACACGAGCAGGTTCTATAGAAGACGAAGCAGGATTATCATTATTATCTGCTTTTCAAAATTCTCAAGCATTTATGTTAAACACAAGATCAGCGATGTTGACTTGTGATAATAAATTAACAACGGCATTATTATTTGAAAAATTTGGTATACCTACACCAAGAACCACCTTTGTATCTAATGAAAAAAATATAGATGACGCTGTAAAATTAGTAGGTGATAAGTTTCCTATTATACTTAAAACATTAACAGGTACACAAGGTATTGGTGTAATTAAAATTGAAAGTTATGAAGGACTTGTATCAACAATACAATCATTATGGAAACACGATGCCGAATTATTAATACAAGAATATATGCCAACAGCTTTTGATGTTAGAACTTTTGTAGTTGATAATAAAATATTTGCTTCTACAAAAAGAATACACTCATCATACGATTTTAGATCAAATACACATAGAGGTGCTGAAGCAAAACCATATAAATTAAGTGATGATGAAAGAGAACTTGTATTAAAAGCAAGTAGAGTTTCAAAAGCATATATGGTAGGTGTAGATCATATTGTTTATAAAGGTAAACCATATGTGTTAGAAATTAACGGTAGTCCAGGTTCAGGTGCTGATTACGAGGGATATCAATATAACGATTATTATTCTGATCCAGAACCATCAGGTAGAATTGACGGCGAAAAATTAATTTATAATTTAATTGATTGGGTTTCTAAAAGATCACATTGGGATAGACAAGCCGCTAGTGAATGTGGTTGGTTAGAAACAGTTGAATTAGAAGATGTAGGTTTAGTAAGAGCAAAATTAGATACAGGTAATGGTGCGGATGCTTGTGCTTTACACGCTGATGAAATATTAGAAGACGGCAAAGTAATCAAGTGGAAATATAATGGTAAAACTTTTTCTAAACCAAGACACGGTACAAGTAAAGTGTTTAGAGCAAATGCTGATGGTGAAGAACCGTCAGAAACAAGACCAACAGTTTTAATGGATATTACTTTTAATGGATTTACATATAAAGATATAGAAGTAGGTTTAGACCAAAGACCAAGATCAGGTTCTGATATATTAATTAACAGAAACTTAATGCGTCAAATGAACGTAAGTGTCAATCCTAATAGAACGTTTGTATTAAGTAAAAGATTAAGACCAGTTGAAAAGAAAAACAACATTGACAAATAAGTCAATTTGTGATATATTATAACAATTAAAGGAGATATTATGTCAGATGTGAAAATATTAAGACTAACTACAGGTGAAGATGTAATCGCTAAAATAGTTACAGAAACACCAGATAACATTACCGTATCAAAAGCGTTTGTTATCATTCCAAGACAATCAGCACCAGGACAACCAGTACAACTTTTAATGAGTTTGTATATGCCTTATACTGAAAACGATACATTTATAATTAAGAGTGCTAATGTTGTAACACAAGTAGATCCTAAATCAGAAATACTTGCTTCTTACCAACAAAATACAAGTAGTATATTAACACCAACTAACAGTTTAATAACAGAAACAAAGTTACCTAAATTAGAGAAGTGATAACAGTTTATTTTGTAAGGAACGGCTCTAAAATTAGAGTTGAAGTGCCTGAAAATACAACTCTAATGGAGGCAGCCAAGTTTCATTCACAAGTACCTATACCAGAAATACCTGCTACTTGTGGCGGAAGTTGTGCCTGTTGTACTTGTCACGTTCACATAGGAGATCAGTGGCTTGACAAATTAGGCAAATTAGACTATAATAAGCCAGAAGGTCACTTAATAGAATATGAAAAAAATTTTGTTGAAGGTAAAAGTAGATTATCTTGTCAAATAGAATTAAAACCAGAACACGATGGATTGATAGTACACTTATTAAATAATGAACTTTTATAAAAATGTAATAGAACATCACGGAAAATTGCTTGTACGTGGCGTAAAAGACGGTAAAGACTATAAAGAAAAAATAGATTATAGTCCTACTCTTTATGCTATGACACAAGAAGAAACTCAATTTAAAACTTTACAAGGTCAGTATTTAAAACCTATTACGTTTGGTAGTATAAAAAAGGCAAGAGATTTTAAAAGACATTACAATACAGACAACGCACCGATCTATGGTATGGATCGTTATCATTATCAATACATATCAGATAAACATCCTAACGAAGTTGAATTTAATAAAGACGCAATTAAAATATTTACTTTAGATATTGAGTGTAGTGCTGAAAATGGTTTTCCAGATGTAGAAAATCCTACTGAAGAAATACTTTGTATTACAGTTAAAAATCAATCTAATAAACAAATCATTACTTGGGGAACAGGTGACTTTGAAACAAATAGAAAAGATGTTTATTATATAAAATGTAATTCTGAAAAACAATTGATTATGGAATTTATGAAGTTTTGGATTAAAAATTATCCAGATGTTATCACAGGTTGGAATACAAAGTTTTTTGATTTACCATATCTTGTTAATAGAATAAGAATGTTAACAGATGAAAAAGTAATTAAAAGATTATCACCTTGGTCTTTAATTGAAAGAGAAGAAATATCAAGTTGGGGAAGAAATCAAACCGTTTATCATTTACTAGGTATTGTAATGTTAGATTATATGGACTTATATCGTAAGTTTATACCAGTAAGACCAGAAAGTTATAAACTTGATTACATAGGTAAAGTAGAACTTGGTGAAGGTAAAGATGAAATGCCTTATGAAACATTTAGAGAATGGTATACAAAAGATTTTCAATCGTTTGTTGATTATAATATCCAAGATGTTGAGATAGTTGATAAGTTAGAAGATAAACTAAAACTTATTGAATTGATTTTAACTATGGCGTATGAGGCAAAAATTAATTATGATGATGTCTTTTCACAAGTTAGATTTTGGGATACAATCATCTACAATCATTTAAGAAAAAAGAATATTATAATTCCTCCTAAAGAAGATAATATAAAAGAATTTAAATATGACGGTGCTTATGTAAAAGAACCATTAGTAGGTTTACATAAATGGGTTGTATCGTTTGATATTAACTCTCTATATCCACATTTAATAATGCAATATAATATTTCACCAGAAAAAATTATTGGTGTAAAAAGTAACGGCATTAGTATTGAAAAATTTTTAGATCACGCTACACCACTTACACATTTAAAAACTGAAGGTGCGACAATCACACCTAACGGTGCTATGTTTAAAACTGATAGTCAAGGTTTTTTACCAGAGATTATGGAAAAGATGTATAATGATCGTGTTGTTTATAAAAATAAAATGATGGTTGCTAAAAAAGAATATAATAAAACAAAAGACCCTAAACTATTAAAAGAAATATCACGTTGTCATAATATTCAGTATTCTAAAAAAATTGGATTAAACAGTGCTTATGGTGCTATTGGTAATCAATACTTTAGATATTATGATGTAAGACAGGCAAGTGCGATTACAACAGCAGGTCAATTTGTAATTCGTTATATTGAAAAGTCTGTAAATAAATTTATGAATGATATATTAAAGACACACGATAAGATTGATTACATTGTTGCGTCAGATACAGATTCAATTTATTTAACTTTAGATAAACTTGTTGAAAAATTTTGTCAAGGTAAAACAAAAGAACAAATTATAAACTTTATTGATAAAGTTGTTGATGGTAAGATTGAACCATTTATTGAAAAATGTTTTGAAGAAGTTGCTGAATATACAAATGCGTTTCAACAAAAGATGGTAATGAAACGAGAAGTTATCGCAGACAAAGGTATCTGGACTGCCAAAAAAAGATATATCTTAAATGTGTTAGACGAAGAAGGTATAAGATTAGAAAAACCTAAATTAAAAATTATGGGTATTGAGGCAGTGAGATCATCAACACCTGAAGTTTGTAGAGGTAAGATTAAAGAGTGTATCAATAAAATAATGACAGATGAAGAATCAGATGTACAAAAATTTATTGCTGATTTTAAAAAAGATTTCTTTACAATGAAAGCAGAACAAATATCTTTTCCTAGAAGTTGTAATAATATTAAAAAGTATTTTCACGCAAGTAATATCTTTATTAAAGGTACACCAATACACGTAAAAGGTGCTTTAATTTATAATCATCAATTAAAAGAAATGAATTTACATCACAAGTATCCATACATAAATGATGGTGATAAGATTAAGTTTATAAAACTATTAGAAGCAAATCCATTTAAGTTTGATGTAATCAGTTATGTAACTAAATTACCTAAAGAATTTAAACTAGAAAAGTATATTGATTATGAAGTACAATTTGAAAAAACATTTATTGATCCTATTAGTTTTATATTAAACAGTATCGGTTGGTCACACGAACCAAAAGCAAGTTTAGAGGCATTTTTTGGATGATAACTTCATTGATACTTTTATACTTTACTGTTTTTATATGCTTTCAATGGGGTCAAAGAATTGCTATGACACCAATAGATACCAAAATGTTTTTTATTATAATATTGATAATATGGATACTTCTAAAAAATATAACGTAATTTACGCTGACCCACCTTGGTCTTTTAAAACTTTTTCTGATAAAGGAAAAGATAGAAGTCCTGAAAATCATTATAACGTAATGAGTTTACAAGATATATGTAATTTACCTGTAAATAAAATTTCAAATGATAATTCAGTATTGTTAATGTGGGTTGTTGATCCTTTATTAGATAAGGCGTTTGAAGTCATTAATGCGTGGGGATTTAAATATAAAACTGTGGGTTTTACTTGGGCAAAAACAAATAAAAAGAGTATGGGATTTTTTACAGGTTTAGGATACTGGACAAGAGGCAATCCAGAAATGTGTTTATTGGCAACAAAAGGTAAACCAAAACGAATTAGTAAATCAGTACCTCAATTAGTTGTAGAACAACGTAGAGAACATAGTAGAAAACCAGATATTATATACAATCATATAGAAAACTTATTAGAAGGACCTTATATAGAACTATTTGCTAGAACACAACGAAGTGGTTGGGATAGTTGGGGAAATCAAACAGATAAATTTAAATGACCTTGACATTAGCGATATTATATGTTATATTATGTTATATACCAATTTTAATTTTACTGTGGTTGTGGAATAATGAACGTTGATTTATATAATGAATTAAAGAATTTTGCTGATAAAGATAAACTTCCTATTGTAGATTCAATACAATTTAAAAGACTTACGGACACTTATACAAAGGAAGTTTTTAGAGAAACTTTATCAGAATACATATCAGTAGAAAAACCTAAATTTCCTTTAAGAGAAATACCTTATTCAAAAATGAGAGAGGTGTTTTTTGAACTTAAAAATTTTGATACTTCTAAAATATGTACACCACAAGAACAAAATCAAAATTTAGTATTTGAAAAATATGATGATTACAAATATTCATATGAAAAATATGGTTTAGGATTAATAGAAGCAACAGCACAGTTTAATGACGCTTCAAATTACTTTCATCAGGATTTAAGATTAGATTGTGGTACTTGGCAATTTAAATCACCTAGACAAACTTGGGAACAAGGAACATCAAAAGAAATATGGTCAACACTAGGTGGTTTATGGCGAGGTGTAAATAGTAGTAAAGATTTATCACACAATAGTTATATAGAAGTTATTAGATTAGGAACTTATATCGCAACACAATTTAAACCTGTTGTTGCTAAAACAATTTATGATATAACCGAAGCAAAAAAAGTATTAGACACAAGTTGTGGTTGGGGAGATAGATTATGTGGATTTTATACTTCAAACGCAACAACGTATATAGGTTGTGATCCAAATCCATATACATTTGAAAGATATAAAAAACAAGTTATAGAATATGAAAAATTATTAGGTAATGAAAATGTTGAAATTACAGAAAAAGGTGATCTGTTTATTTCAAAAGGTAAAAAATCTGTAATGATATTTAATCGTGGTGCTGAAGATTTGCCGTATGACAAGTTACCTAAAGTAGATGTAACATTTACAAGTCCACCATATTTTAGTACAGAAAAATATAACGCAGGCGGTGATAAAGAAGAAAATCAAAGTTGGGCAAAGTTTGATGAATACAATAAGTGGCGTGATGACTTCTATTTACCTGTATCAAAAAATTGTATGAACATATCTAAATTTGTTTTAATTAATATTATGGATCCAAAAATTAAAAACAAAAGATATTATTCTGGTGATGAACTTGTAGATAGTTTAAAAGATAAATTTTTAGGACAAATAGGAATGAAAATTAGACAAAGACCAAAGTCAGATAAATTATTTGAAAGTGAAGAAGAAAAAAGAAAGTTTGAAACTTCTACCTTTATTGAAAATGTTTGGTGTTTTGGTCCTAAAGATATAGATTTATTTAAACATAGTAGAAAAGCAACATTAGAAAGTTTTTTTGAGTAATAAATATGTCTATGCCTATTTCAAAAGAATCATATAAAGATTTAAAAGAGTATTGGGACTATCAAAGAAAAGTACAATACAATAAAGAAATAGTACATAGAATGGCTGACCATTTTGAAAATAGAGTTTATAATGATTTTGGTCCTATGAATTTAGATGAAATGAAAGATTTGTTATGGACAAGAGTTAAGTCTGAAGACTATGAAGAACCAAGAAAAGGTTGGGT